CTAAGTAATATTCATATGCTTTATACTCGGTTTCTAGTTGCTTGTAGGTTTCTAATTGTGTAAGAGCAGTAGACTTATTGGTTTTTGCAACTTCAATTGCACCAAATAGCGATTTATTCTTTTCTTGTATTTTCTTAATTTCTGCAGAATATGTTTCAATATCTTCTTTACACATAGAAATTTTCTGGTCTGCAATTTTGTTGTTAACAATAGCAGATTCATTGGATCTAAATTGTTCTTGTCGTTCTAAACATGTTTCTAATTCAGATTCACGTGTCTGTAGATCTGATTCATGTATTTGCAATATCAATTCTTCTCTGTCAATTAAATTTTTAGTAGTTTCAATGTTAGTTTTCAATTTAGTTAACTCAGAAAACTGTGTTTCGTATATGCGAAGTTCGTCAATTTCTGTTTGTATTGCATCATATCGCAATTCAAATTCATTTAATATTGCTCTATCTGTATCAATTGTATCTTGCGCTTCCAATGCATCTTGAACGAATACGTTAGATGTACAGTATTTGCAGTTTGGATCATATTCGTGAGATTCGAGATGTTTAATCTTTTCTTCTTTCGCATCTTTTACTCCTTTTTGTTCTTTTATTCGGTCTCGTATGTCATCAAATTGTGTTCTTAAGTTTTCTAGTGCCGAAATATTTGTTTGTAATTCAATTAGATTATAATTGGTTTTTATTTGTGTTTTATATGTAACAATATCATTATTATATGTAGTAATTTTTGTTTCTACTGTTTCAATATCTGTTTGCAATGTTTCAATTGCCTCAGTTAATTCAGTTTCTTGTGTTTCTAATTCGATGATATCTGGGCCGTTATATGTTGTAGGTAATTTAGTTTCAATTAATTCGACAATGCGTTCTTGATACTGATTTCTTTTTTCTTGGAAACGGGTTTCTTGTTGTTCTAAATCTATAATAGTATTTTGATTATCAGAAATAACTTTGTCTGCCGTTGTGATAATGATATCAAAATCTGTTTTCTTATAAGTTTTTAGTTTACCAGCAGTTTCTTTAATTTCATCAGATGCTAATTGATATAATTGTTCAAATACTGTTATATCTAGAAATTGCGAAAGTAGATCTTTACGTTCGCGTTGTGATTTTTCTATAAAATTATTATTGTCGGCTTGTAATGAAAATGCAGTTAAAATAAAATCATCATAAGTACCTAAATAACGACGAATTGATTTATTAGTATCACTTCGTTCTTCTCCATTTAGATTTTCAGTATCTGTATAAAAATCAACTAAAACTTTGACGTGACCATTTTTTTGTTTAACTCCGCGTCTTTCAATAGTATATACAGTATTATTTAATTCAAATTTGAACTTACCATAAAATTCAGATTTTTTATTATTTAATACTTCATTTGCTTTTCCGGTTTTACTACACTTATCAAATATCGTATATGTAATTGCATCTAATAACGATGACTTACCGGATGTATTTGCAGCAAATAATCCACAAACGTCTTGCATTGATTCAAAATTAATAACATTGCCTTCTCCATATGAGAACATGTTGCTAAACTCAAATGATATAGGATGCCAAGTCATATGACGCACGGATTCTACTGCCGGCAGTTTTGAATTGATAGTACGGTTAATGTGTCGAATTGCATCCATCTCTTCGGTAGTAGCTTGCGGAATATTAACAGAAACATAATCTGTGATTAATGTGTTTTGATATTCAACATCACGAACATTTCCAATATTGAATGATGCGGTATTATTTGTAGAGGCTACTGCAGAACTTCGTTGTATGGTTATGTCTTGAACATCATATTTCTTGCGAAGATTTGCAATAAGTTTTTTCATATCTGCTGCAGCGGTTTCATTGAATTTAATTCGTATTCTAGGCTTTTGCGGAAAACGATGTGGAGCTTTTATAATAGTAGTTCCATCAACTTCTAGTGTCACATATCCGTATTCATTTTCTATTTCAACGAACTCAGCGCTACGTGTGGCAACATCCCATACCAAGATTCCGTGATCTAATGCTTCTCCATGATTTTGTTGAATTAGTGAGCCAGGATATGCAATAGTACGAGCTTCATTTAAATACTGTGCTGGCTTATGAATATCTCCTAGCAGGGTAATGTCATGTCCATCAAACAATTCGATGCCTACATGTTCATTTGAAATTTGATACCCAATATCAGTTTTAGCAGTATTCACAGCACCATGGTGTAAAGCAATTTTATATGAAGCTTCAAAGTCTTTTGCTGCAATGTATTCACTTGGCGGTACATCGACTGCCATATGATTAAACACTACTCCTCCAATTTCAAATAAACCGTTATCTCGAATAAAAATAATGTTTGGATTTTGTATAACATTGATAACTGGACTTACTGCATCGGTACGGTGCATATTGTTTAGATTCATGTCATGGTTACCCAGAATCACAACAGTCGGAATTGTAAACCCATTAAAGAAATTAACAAGCATATCAATTAGTTCCGGAGACATATCCAATTTGCTATGCACGATATCACCTGTTACCACAGCAATACTATTACCGGTACTAGTACGAGCAATATAATCAAACATGTTTTCAAACACAGAACGATATTCTCGGTGTCTTTTTAAGGTTCTGATATGAACGTCACTTATATGATAAATTTTATCAATTTGTTCAATTCCAGTATCTATTTGTTTTATATCCATAACATATCCATTTTCAAATGCATTAACCGTTCAAAAGTCATTACATCCGTATCTTCAATAATCTGATTGATTGTTTGAAATCCTAAGTCCGAAGCATCTTTATCTTTCAGTCTAACAAAATGCACATTTAAGCCTTCAGACATAAATCTTTCTACGTGTTGAACTGCATTTTTTAATGCATCAGCATCTAGACAAATATAAATGTCTCGTACTCGTTTTTCTATAATTTTTCTTTGTAAAACAGGTTGAATAATTTTACCAAATAATGGTATTGCATTGCGTTTTATTGCAATTGCATCGAAAGCACCTTCACATAAAATAATTGGCTGTGACCAATTTATAAACAAATCAAACCCAATAACATCTTTAGAAACTTTTGGATTCTTATGTTTTTGTTTGTCTGATTTATAATATGCACGTGAAACAAAATAATTTAATTGACCATCACAATCATAACTAGGTATAATAATCTTCCCGGAATATTCCCCAGCTTCGCAATACCCAATTCGATACTTTAAAATATCAAACACAGTAACACCACGTTGTTTTAAATAATGATGTGCATTACGATAGTCTGGAGTATTTTTTGCAATCCATAATGGTTTGTATTCTGCAGGTAATTGTAATGTGTATGTTTGAGTTGAAACTTCTTTTGTTTGTCTATATTTACCTAACTCAATTATTCGATTTAACTGTTCAAAATGTTCTTTTGGTAAATTTAGTTGTTTGAATAAACTAGAAATAGAACGACCTTTTTTGTCTGATATCCAACAATGCCAAGCATTTTCACCGTTGTGGTTTGTGTTGATATCAATTTCTAGTTTCGGCTTGTAGTGTGATACAAAAGGAGAAAAGAATGCAATATTATTTCCAGATGTAGGTTTACCTTTACCTAGTACTGATTCAAGTAACTGTAATAACTTTACATTCTTCATATAAAAATAATATGAAATATCCTGGAGTATTCAAAGAATTAATATTAATTAAATAATATTATAATATATTAATTATTGTCAGACACATACATTTCATTTCTGGTCTAACGATCAATTCAATAAATGAATTAATCATTAAATTAAATACAATTTGAATGTATTAAAAATTTTTCACAAATCAAACCTATTTAAAGAAATTGTTTATCGAAACCGGTTCTTCTCCGGTTTTAACACATTCTGCTAACCATTCTTCTGGAATAGTCTTTTTTGCAACATGTTTTATTCCCAGCTTGTTTGCATAAGCTTCATACGTTGTTTTCGAAGTTTTCGAAATGCGTTGAGTCGGTGTTTGAAATACCATACGTATATCGATTCCGGGATTAGATGCTAGCACATGTTTCATTTTTAATCGGTCTGCACTTGTCCATCGGCCTTTTGTTTCAATATACATTAATTGACCGT